TGTGGCGTATATAGCAACATTTTGGCGGAAGCCGCTATCCGTTTCCAAGCGGAAGCTATGAGCGAGACATTCCCTGCTGCTGGCCCCGTTAAGACTAAGATTCTTGGGGAACCTACCCAAGAGAAAGAAGACGCAGCTATGCGCGTCAAAATGGATATGAACTACGAATTAACTGAGGTTATGGTAGAATACCGCCCTGAACATGAGCGGTTATTGTATTCCCTCGGTTTGGCTGGTTCTGCGTTTAAAAAGGTGTACTTTGACCCCAGTTTAGGACGTCAGGTAGCCCTATATATCCCCGCTGAAGATGTAATTGTCCCATACGGTGCATCAAACATTGAATCTGCCGAGCGTGTTACGCACGTAATGCGCAAGACAAAAAATGAGATGGTTAAACTGCAAGCCGCTGGCTTCTACCGAGATGTAGATTTAGGCGACCCAGTTTCGTTTTTTACAGATATTGAAGAAGCTAAGGCCGAGCAATCGGGGATTTCGTTAACTTCAGACGACCGTTATACCATACTAGAAGTCCATGCTGACCTAGTTATTGACGGTGTAGATGGTGAAGACGAGGAAGACGACCTGCAAGTCGCAAAGCCTTATGTAGTAACGCTTGAGAAGGGTACAGGTGAAGTTTTGGCGATACGCCGCAACTGGAACCCTGACGATCCTTTGACACTAAAGCGTCAACATTTCGTACATTATGCCTACGTACCCGGATTTGGATTTTATGGACTCGGACTTATTCACATTATTGGGGGTTATGCTAAAGCTGGCACTAGTATTATCCGTCAGCTCGTTGACGCTGGAACCCTATCCAATCTCCCCGGTGGTCTCAAATCTAGGGGACTACGAGTTAAAGGCGACGACACACCGATTGGTCCGGGCGAATTCCGTGATGTAGACGTACCGTCTGGCAGCATCCGCGATAATATTATGCCGCTGCCATACAAAGAACCTTCTCAGACGTTGTTAGCATTATTGCAGCAGATCACAGAAGAAGGCCGACGTTTAGGCGCTATCTCAGACATGAACATATCCGACATGAGTGCAAATGCACCTGTTGGAACAACACTCGCTCTTCTAGAACGTACCCTTAAGCCAATGGCTGCGGTGCAATCTAGGGTGCACTACTCAATGAAGCAGGAGTTTAAGCTCCTGAGAAGAATCATTGCTGAGTATGCGCCTGAAGAGTACATGTACGTGCCTGATCGTGGCGAACCTCGTGCTCGTAGAGCCGACTACGCTATGGTGGAAGTAATTCCCGTCAGCGACCCCAACAGCAGCACAATGGCCCAGCGAGTGGTCCAGTATCAAACCGTGTTGCAGATGGCGCAGGCCACCCCACAAATCTACGACCTCCCCCAGCTTCATCGTCAAATGATTGAAGTTTTGGGTATTAAGAACGCCGACAAGCTTGTTCCAGTAGAGGATGATATAAAACCTTCTGATCCAGTAAGTGAAAATATGGATGCCCTTACAGGTAACCCAATTAAAGCGTTTATATACCAAGATCATCAGGCTCATATCGCTACGCACCAAGCGTTTATGCAAGACCCTATGGTTATGCAAACTATTGGGCAAAACCCGCAAGCTAATCGAATTATGTCAGCTTTGCAGGCCCACATGGCTGAGCACACAGCGTTTATGTACCGTCAACAAATAGAAATGCGTCTTGGTGCTCCATTACCTGCAATTAACGAACAGTTGTCTGAGGATGTAGAAATTCAACTTGCGCAACTTCAAGCGCAGGCGGCTATTCAGCTTACTCAGTCACACCAACAACAAGTTGCTCAACAACAAGCGCAACAGCAAGCGCAGGACCCAATTATCCAAATGCAGCAAGCCGAGCTACAGTTGAAACAAGCCGAGCTACAGCGTAAAGCAGCTAAAGATCAGGCAGATGCTCAGTTAGACGCCGCAAGACTACAGTTGGATGCGCAGAAAGCCCAAACAACCGCCACTATTGAGTCTAATCGCGTAGCCGCACAGAACGAGCAAGCTCAAGCCAAGAACGATTTGGATGAAGCTAAAGCAATATTAGACATGGCTAAAGCTCAACAACAGCGAGGACCACAAGGTGGCTAAAAAATCAGGCATAAGTTCTGCTGAGGCTATACGTTTAAACCGTACTACAAAAGGTACGAGCATTGGCAACGGCACTTTTAAAATAAATTCTATGAATAAGCACAAACGTCGTAGTTTTAAAGAATATAGAGGGCAGGGAAGATAATGGCTAAAACCGTCTTTGACGTGCTAAATCAAAAACTTACGGAGCTTAAAGGTTCTAGCGAAGATTTTCTGAAAAGCGGCGGAGCTAAAGACTTTGCCGAATATCGGGAGGTGTGTGGCGTCATTCGAGGTCTAAACGCTGCATTAAGAGAAGTAGGTGACCTTTCGCGTAACTATATGGAAGATGAAGATGACTGAAACCATTACGGTAACCGGAGTGGGGGCTGACGCCTCGGTAGCTCCAGCAATGACTGCATTGGAAGAGAAAAGGCAAAAGAAGATAGCCGAAGAGATAAAAACCCAAGAGGAGTTAGAAGCCTCGATTCCAAAACCGGTGGGGTACAGGGTGCTTATTGCCCTTCCTAACGTGGAGGAGACCTTTGGAGACAGTGGTCTTGTAAAGGCTAGCTCAACAGTCAGAGAGGAATACATTCTGTCTACTGTGGGTGTTGTGTTGGATATGGGCGCAGAAGCCTATAGCGACAAAGAAAGATTTCCTACTGGGCCTTGGTGCAAAGTAGGCGACTACGTGATGTTCCGTGCCAATACAGGTACGCGCTTTAAAGTTGGAAAGCAGGAATATCGTTTAATGAACGACGACTCGATTGAGGCTGTCGTTGACGATCCGCGAGCGGTTTCGCGTGCATAAGGAATAGACCATGCCTAGACAACAAGTAGAGTTTGAATTTCCAGACCCCGATAAAGAAGAAGCAGCAGCCGCAGAAATAGAAGTAGATATTGCTGAAGACGATGCGCCCTTAGAAGTAGAAGGTGCTGTCGGTCGGGAAGATATGAAGAAACCCGGTAAAGATACCATAAAAGCGGGCGACTTAGAGATTGAGGTAGAGGACGACACACCCCCAGAAGATCGGGGCCGTAAACCGTCTGAACCACCCCAAGAAGTAACCGATGAGGAGCTAGAGAACTACTCCGAAAAGGTGAAAAGCCGAATTAAACACTTTAGTAAGGGCTATCACGACGAGCGTAGGGCTAAAGAAGCTGCCTTGCGTGAGCGAGAAGCGCTAGAAGCATATGCCAAGCAGTTGGTTGAGGAAAATCAAAGGTTAACTGGCACGGTGTCTAAAAACCAGACCGTACTGCTTGAGCAAGCTAAACAGACAGTAACACGAGAATTAGAAATGGCTAAGCGTCAATATAAAGACGCCTACGAAGCAGGTGATTCCGATGCTATTGTTGAGGCTCAAGACGCTATAGCAACTGCAAGAATACGTGCCGATAGACTAGCTAACTTTAAACCCGCTCCTTTACAAACAGAAGAAACTACTGTAAAAGTGCCTCAACAACCTATTGAAACACAAGCAGTTCGTGATGAACGTGCGGTTTCTTGGGCAGATGAGAACCCTTGGTTTGGGTCCGACGACGAAATGACAGCTTTCGCGTTGGGTTTAGACGCAAAGCTAAAAAAGAGCGGGATTGACCCGCAATCAGACGAATACTACGAGAAAATTAACTCTCGTATGCGACAAGTATTCCCCGATCAGTTTGATGATGGGATAGAGGACGAACCAGAAGTACAGGCCAAGCCTAAATCTAGCAACGTGGTTGCTCCCGCTACGCGGAGCACAGGACCTAAGAAAATTAGGTTAACGCAATCACAAATAGCTATTGCGAAAAAACTTGGAGTACCACTGGAAACTTACGCCAAACAGGCTGCTGAATTAATGAGGAAACAATAATGAGTCAGAATAGACTAGATAGAGAACTTGAGACCCGTTCTAAGACAGTCCGTAAAAAGGCTTGGACGCGACCTACAGTGTTGCCTGATCCAACTCCTGAAGACGGCTATACTTACCACTGGGTTCGTATTTCAACTAACGGTCAGTCTGACGCTACTAACGTCTCCTCTAAGATACGTGAAGGCTGGGAACCTGTACGCGCACAAGATCACCCCGAGATATTTACCGATGTCGTTTCTGATGAGCGGTTTAAGGATAATGTCATTGTTGGTGGTTTGATGCTGTGTAAGGCCCCAGTAGAACTTGTCCAAGAGCGAAACGATTTCTATAAGCAACAAGCGGAATCGCAAATTCACTCTGTGGACAATAACCTGATGCGCGAAAATGATCCTCGTATGCCCCTATTTCATGATAGGAAAACGAAGGTTACTTTCGGCAGCGGAAAATAAATTTTAGGAGCTATTACAATGGCTACATCTTCAACACCTTACGGGCTTAAGCCTGTAAAACGTGCTGATGGTATGCCCTACGCGGGCGCTACTACTCAGTACCTAATCGACCCTGCTGGTGAAGCAACTAACCTGTTCTATGGTCAAGTTGTTATTATCGGCGCGGACGGCTACATTGCTCTTGCTACTGGCACGGGCGCTGACCTGACTACTAACTCCATCAGTGGAACTAGTGGTGTAGGCGCAATCGGCGTTTTTGTTGGTTGCGAATACGTCAATGCACAAGGCCAGACTATTTTCGCTCAGTATTACCCAAGCGGTACTGCTAATGGCGGTTCTATCAAGGCTTATGTAGTTGACGATCCGAATGTACTGTTCCAATGCCAAGCTGATGCTGCAATGGATCAATCCGACATCGGTGCGAACGTATACTTTACTACAGCTCAAACCACCTCTACTGGTGATACGGCTACTGGTAATTCAACTTCTGCCGTGGTTGGTGCTACTCAAACCGCAGCAGCAGCGTTCCGCGTCGTCGCCGCAGTATCTGATTTGACCGAGTCAAACCCAGATATTCTGGTTAAGTTCAACCCCGGCGGTCATCAAATGACCAACAACGTCGGCATCTAAGGAGTATTTAACTAATGGCTATTTCAAGAGCGCAACTCCTTAAGGAGCTATTACCGGGCCTAAACGCCCTTTTTGGTCTCGAATATCAGAAGTATGGTGACGAGGCTGCGGAAATCTTCGAAACTGAGTCTTCTGACCGTTCTTTCGAGGAAGAAACTAAATTGTCAGGCTTTGGCGCTGCACCTGTTAAGGGTGAAGGTTCTGCCATCGACTATGACAACGCACAAGAAGCGTGGACTGCTCGTTACACTCACGAGACAATCGCTATGGGCTTTTCACTAACTGAGGAAGCAATCGAAGATAACCTCTACGATTCACTCTCTTCACGTTACACGAAGGCTCTCGCACGTGCGATGGCGTACACTAAGCAAGTTAAGGGTGCTGCCATCCTCAACAACGCTTTCTCCGGCACTACTTATGGTGACGGTAAGACTTTGTGTGCGACTGACCACCCACTCGTTTCTGGTGGCGCTAACTCAAACCGTCCTGCTGTTGCAGCCGATCTTAACGAAACTTCACTCGAAGCTGCCGTTATCCAGATCGCTGGTTGGACTGATGAGCGCGGTCTCCTTATCGCTGCTAAGCCCTCTAAGCTTGTAATCCCACCTGCGCTGCAATTCGTTGCTACTCGCCTGTTGGATACTGAGCTTCGTGTGTCTACAGCCGATAACGACATCAACGCAATCCGCAACAACGGTTCAATCCCCGGTGGTTATACAGTAAATAACTACCTGACTGACACCAATGCGTGGTTCTTGATGACTGACGTACCTAACGGCCTGAAGCACTTTGTCCGCTCACCTATGCAAACTAGCATGGACGCAGACTTTGACACAGGCAACAGCCGATATAAGGCTCGTGAGCGATACAGCTTCGGCGTATCTGACCCACTGGGCATCTTCGGTTCACCCGGCGCTTCATAAGAAGACAAAAGGTGTTAAGATTGGGGGCTTCGGCCCCCTTTCTTTTGCGGAGATTTCACATGCCTAGAGAACAAAAGAAAACGTCAAAAGAACCACAAGGCTCTCGGATATGCAATTCTTGCAACAAAACTAAGCAACTGTCTCAATTCGAGCATTTCAAAGAAGGCTTTATACGGAGCGTATGCCAACAGTGCGTTACTTTGCAAAGGGCAAGAAAGACCTCTGCCACCCCCGAATCCTACCTACGGGTATTAAATACACAGCTAAAATCCGGACGCATTAAACAGGGCGTTGATTATGAACTAACTTCGGAAGACCTTATTGATTTGTGGGAAATACAGGACGGCAAATGCGCGTTGTCCGGGGTTTTGATGACCCACCAAAGAGACGGCACCTACGGCGATAAAAAACAAAAAGACTTTAACGCCTCGATAGACCGGATAAACCCCAACGGGCCTTATGTACGGGAAAACGCACAGCTAGTCGCGACTAGGGTAAATACCATGAAACACACCCTTGGCGAAGATATGTTCATGTGGTGGATAAAGAATATTTACGAGACCCGGCTTAAGTGATATTGTGAAACTGATTTATCTCCCTTGTAGGTCTTAGCCCACCCCCCACAGGTGGGCTTTTTTTGTTTAAGTATTGTGTACTTACACCCGAAATGGTATATAGTAACTATACCGGGGTCATCCGGTGTATCTGACAGTCCCGGCTGACGACATGCAGACAGATGCACCCCAAAATTAACTCGCATGTGAGGATTCTCAAAATGGCGAATACTACTTTTACAGGCCCAGTCATCTCGACTAACGGCTTTCAGGGCGACGTAACAGGCGACGTAACAGGCGACGTAACAGGCGCAGTTGCTGCGACTACGGTTACCGCTTCTAGCACACTTGATGTGACTGGCGACGCCACCCTTTCTGGCACTGCTAATGTAATCATTATCCCTACTAGTGACCCCGGTGTTACTGGCGCTATCTGGAATAATGCAGGCACTCTAGCTGTCTCAGCGTAGGTTGATCCCTAACATTTAGAGGAGAGACCTATGTCTAGTTCAGATATTCAGACCAAACGGGTCACGACCGCAGCTAGTTTAGGTGTAGGTCCGGCTCGCATACGTCAAGTTCAAGTGCTTACTAGCGATGTTGGTGCCGGTCGGTTAACTATTACTGATGGGGCTGGCGGCCGTACGGTGCTAGATATTGATTTTGCTGTGGAAGATTCGCACTCAATCAACATCCCAGACTACGGTATTCGTTGTGAAAATGACGTGCTTATTACTGCGATGACCAACATTACTGCTATGACGGTGTTCTACAGCTAATGGCTAAGCAAGTTGACAAGAAAGCGATGGCTTGTAACAAGCCGAAGAGAACTCCTTCTCACCCTAAAAAGTCTCATGTAGTTAAGGCTTGTGAAGGCGGGAAGGAAAAGATCATTCGGTTTGGTGAGCAAGGCGCGTCGACGGCTGGTAAGCCTAAGTCTGGTGAGTCTGCTAGAATGAAGGCCAAGCGCAAATCGTTTAAAGCCCGACACGGTAAGAACATTGCCAAGGGCAAGATGAGTGCAGCCTACTGGGCGGATAAGGTAAAATGGTAACTAAATGAAAGACTTAGAATACTCGATGGTAGACGTAGCATTAGCCATTCTGAGTTATTCTAAAGGGCGTTGGACTCCAGAAGAGGTTTTAGAGTTTGCATTTGCTCTACAAGCTTTTCACGAAGAAGAGACGGACGAACCAAAGCCTACTTTAGTTAGCATTAAAGGCGGTAAGAAAGATGCCAAGCAAAAGCAAGAAACAACACAACCTGATGGCAGCAGTGGCGAATAACCCCAAGTTTGCTAAGAAGGTAGGAATCCCACAAAGCGTGGGGGAAGATTACGTTGAGGCCGATAAAGGCCGTAAGTTCAGGAGCGGTGGTATGGCTGGTTGCGGAACTAAAAGAATGAACATGGGCGGAATGACTGGAAAGCCTGTTAAAAAGATGATGATGGGCGGCATGACTAAGAACTCGGCCTACAAGAGAGGCGGATGTGTTCGCGGTGATGGCATCTGCAAGAAAGGCCACACTAAAGGTCGAATGGTATGATGAAGTGCCGAGGCATGGGCAAAATGAAGCCCATTACGTTTAAGAAAGGCGGTACGGTCAAAGACGACTGCTACCGCAAGGTGAAGGCATCGTACAAAGTCTTCCCTTCTGCGTACGCCTCGGGTGCTATAGCTAAATGCCGGAAGAAGAAAGCCAGTGGCCGTTCGTAAGACAGAAAAGGGCAAAGCCCTAAAGCGGTGGTTTAAAGAGGACTGGAAAGATGTCCGTACAGGCAAAGCCTGTGGCCGCAAAGAGGGCGAGAAGCGGGGAACCCCGTACTGTAGACCAACCAAGCGTGTCTCCAGTAAAACGCCTAAGACCTCTGGTGAAATGACAGCGGCAGAAAAGAAGTCCCGAGTAGCGCAGAAGAAGCGCCTAGGGCAACCAGCAGGAAAACCCAAGCGTGTAGCCCCGCTTAAAAGGAAGAAGAAATAATGGCAACTTCTGGCACTACAGCGTTTAACCTAGACTTCACCGAGATTGCGGAAGAAGCGTGGGAACGTGCCGGTAGGGAAATGCGATCTGGATACGACCTGCGCACAGCGCGGCGATCTATGAACCTGCTGACTATTGAATGGCAGAATCGCGGCATTAACATGTGGACTATCGAGGAGGGTACATTAAACCTTGCTCAAGGCACTGCCACATACGACCTGCCAGCCGACACTATAGATTTATTAGAGCACGTA